TACCACCTCCTGTTGGCGCCCCTGCACCGTCGCCGAGGACGCAGTGAACGGCGTGCCGGTGGCGGTGAGCGACGTACCGCTGGTCGCAGTCGCCGGGCTGCCCGTGGCATCATTCAGCGTGGCGCGATTGAACCACCCCCACTCTGTCACCGCTTCCGTGCCCGTGTAGGCGATCGTCGCAACGCTCACGATCTTCTGCAGGTTGTCGGCCGGCGTGAAAACTTGCGTGCCGGCGATCGGCGTCTGTCCGCCTACGGTCGAATCCGTCTCGATCTTGAAGTCCGTTGTCGCCGCGGCCGTGACGCCCTTGCCCGAGGCGTGGTAACGCAGGAGCTTGAAGAGATTGACCGCCGCGCCCGAGGGCGAGGCCCAGTTCATGTCGTTCGCGAGGGCGAGCACGCCGATGTTCGTCACCAGGCCAGACCCGAGATCCACCTCGCCCTGGAACCTACCGCGATGGAAGAGGCGCGCCTTCAGGTTCGTCCCGAACACCAGGCCGCCCGGGCGCAGAGCCTCCCCTCTGGACTCGTGTCCGAGGAGCAACCGGCCGGCGCCGAAGGGCAATGTGAGGATGTGTGATTTCATAGCCAGATGCTCCTGAAGAGGTCCTTGATTCGAAGCAGGGGATTGAATCGACGCCAGAGGCTGCCGCCGCGCTTGACCCTCACGCCAAGCTCGCCGTTGAAAGTGGCCGTGCCTCGCTCGCCGGGCATCTGCGCTATCTCTTCCTCGCGACCTTCTGCCCGGGCGCCAGTGCGTCTTTCGCGGCCTGCCTTACTGCTTCGTCGGCCGCCGCTGACTGGGTGCCGGAGCTCGCCGCTGCTCCCGCTTCGGCGTTCGGGTTTTCCGCGGTGTAGCCGCCGCTCGCGACATATTCCTTGGCATCCACGGAATCTACTTCGTGAGCCTTGCCCTCTTTGTCGTAGACGGTCACTTTCGCCATCGGTGTCCTCCTCAGAAATTTCTCTGTGTCTGGTTGCTCACGGAATCCGCCCGCGTCGTTAGGGACAATGACCGTGGCTTCAGGCATGCGCTTCTAAGAAAAAGCCAGCCGGGGCTCTCCTCCGGCCGGCTATTCCTCATCACCTCAGCGCTTGGCGAGCCAGGTCGAGTAGTTGATCCCGGTCGCGATCGTTCCCACTACGACGGTGCGGATACGCATGAACGGGTACAGCACCCCGTTTCGCTCGTTCCGGAGCGGAACCGTGAACCGGCCGGGCACGTCCGCGAATCCTTGCGGGGCGGTCGGCGTGGCCGCACCGATACGGATCAACGCGAGGATAGCGAGCGTGCCCGCGGTGAATGCCAGGTCCGGCGATCCCTCGTAGAGGATCGTGTACATTTCGTCGCCGGTAAGCACTTCGATCGCGGTCGCATCGATGACCGCTACACCCTCGAAGAGCCCTGGCCCGAGATCGAGGATCAGCGTTCCGTCGGCCGAGGCCGCGACCAGGCCTGCCGCCTTCAGGAGCAGCGATGCGTCGTAGGTGTGCTGCGAGTAGAGGTTGAGCGAGAGCACCAGGCCCTGCTTGCCCATCAGTCCCATCAGTCGGGCGTGGGCGAACTCCGCGAGGCTCCGGAAAATCATCTTGATCTTGGTAAGCATGTCGGTCACCTGTTTTGAGTGATTTGTAAAATGCCGTTCAGCGGCCCGTTGATAAAGGCCGCTTACTCAGGCGACGACGGCGAGATCGCCGATGTAGCGCAGGCGCGTCACGGCGCGGCCGTTGAACACGCCGATGCCGTTGTACCATTCCACCCGCGTACGAAAGACCGGAGCGGTCTGCAATTCGCCCAAGTCACGCACATCCACCCCGCCGTTCTCGATCCCCTGGAGGCTGTCCGCGCCCATGCTCACGATGTAGATCGAAGTGGCGGTCGCGCCGCCCGAGGCCGCGGCTTCGGTGAATCCGAGGATTGCGACACCGACGTTGTCCAGATCGACGATCAGGATCGGGAGATCGTTGTACTGCGCGATCTTCCGGCCAAAGGCATCCACGCCGTAGGTGATGAATCCGCCGACAGCGGTGTTGCGGGCCGCTTGCGTCAACCGGCGACGCATGGCCTTGCTCATGATCAGATGCGTCGGGTTCAACGTCTGGTCGATCGCCGCGTCCAGCACGGCGAGCGATAGAGCAGCCCCGCCCGCGGTCGCGCCCGCATCGATGACTTGCGCGCCGGTTGCCCGGGTTTGCAGGCCGTCGAACTCGCGCGGATCGGATTGGTTGTCGCCCTTGATGAACTTGCGCGTCCAGGCAAGGGACAGCGCCCGCACCTTCATCGACTCGTGCACCTCGCGCTGACCCGCGCCCATCGTGTCGATGATGAATTTGTCCACATCCAGATCGCCGCCCGCGATGACCAGGGACTCGGTCAGCGGGTTGAGCACGCCGGTGGAAGCCGTGTAGGACTCGTTGATTCCACGGAATCCCACACCGGGCAGGCTCGCCTCGCGGTTATATTTCATCGCGTTGCCGGCGATGCCCTCGAAGGGCAAGTTCATCAGGATGTCGCTCGAACCGGCATACAGCTCGATGACGGCCTGACGGTACACATCGCCCGTCTCTTTCTTAGCGGCCTCGACGAGCGTCAGCGCGGTGAGGATCAGCCCGCTTGAGGCCATCCACAGCGTGAGCCGCTGGTAGGCTATTTCGGCGACGCCGGAAAGGAACGCTTGGAGTTTCTTCAGCATGGCGGCAAATCTCCACAAAGATGATCGGGTTTGTGATTTCTCACTGGCCCAACCAGTAGAGATGCCGCCACTCGGTGACGGACTCAGAGCCTGGAGGCTCCCGGCTTCGCGCCGTGGCCCCGACCCCGCAAGGGTCAAGGGCTTTCTTTGGCAGACTGCTTCTTACGCCATTAAACGAGGGGAAGTCAAAACCCTACTTTTGCGCTCCCTTCGCCGCCGCTGCCTCCCGCGCCGCCTTCATCCGTTCGACCGGCGGAAGTTTGGCAAGCTCCGCGTCGCCAGGTTTGGCTGTCCCTGAACCCTTGTGCGCTCCGCCGCCGCTATTCGGCGCCGCTGTGACGAACTCCTTGCCCTCGTCGGACGCGGCCCACTCGGCGACGAATGCGCCCAGATCTTTGTCGCCGACCATAGCCTTGCGCACGTCGCCCTCGGCAACGACCTTGACCTGGCCACGCAGCATCGCAATCGAAGCCTTGAGCCGAGTAGCGTTGCTCACACCGGCTTTGACCAGCGCATCGGATAGGCCGTTGTCGATCAGGAGCTTTTGCGTGAAACCGGACTCGCCCTCAAGCGACTTGACCGCCTTGCCGAGTTCGCCCTTGGTGGTTTTCAGTTCCTTGTTTGCCGCGAGCAAGAGGCCCTCCAGCTCCTCGATGCGCCTCTCGGCTTTTTCGAGCACCGCCGGGTCCACGTCACCGCCCGCCTTGCGCAGCTTCTTCACTTCGCCGAGCAGTTCTGTGTTCTTCGTTTTCAGCCCGGTGGTTGCCTCTTCGATTGCGTCGTCGATCAATTGCTGGATGTCGCCTTTCGAAGTGAGGCCCTTCAGAAGTTTTGCGTTCTTTTCCTTCTCCTCCGCTGTCGCCTCATCGACCGCCTTTTTGATCGCGGCCTTCGTATCCGCGTCGTTGAGATCGACCGCATGCAGGACCATCCCCACGCGCCCCATGTACGAAACCAGGCGCTGGTGCGCGGCCTCGCCGATCGCGAGCGCTACTGCTACTGCTGTCTGCTTCATCTTGAACTGCATTTGCCCTCCGGGCGTTGTTGAGCGGCTCAGCCGCAAAAGATTCGATACGGCCGCCGACGTGGCGGCTTCGCTTTTCGCTTAGGCATTGGGATATTTCCTTTTCAGTTGTTCAATCTCCGCGTCTTGATCTGCCTGATACTCGTACATCCGGTATGGCCTGCCCTCTTGAAGCAGGTGGACCAAGTTGTAAATCAATGCATCCGGATTTCCCTCATCGCCGGGCACGTCTCGATCGTCCACATTCTTGACAATCCAGGCTCGGATTATTTCCTTTTCATCGTCAGCCATATTTCGCCTCCAGTTCTTCAAGGGATAGCGGGTTCCCGTGCAGGTCCAGGAGCTGCGACAACGTGATCTTGTCGTCGCGCCACAGCTGCGCGCGCCCAGGCCCGAGCGTCTCGTCCTGAAAGTCCTTGCCCATGCGTTCCAGGAATTGCTCGAAGGTGGTCGAAGCCTTGACCGGGCCGTCCGCGCTCGCACGCTCTCCGCCTCCTGGCTCCGGGATATCTATCCCGAGTTCGCGAAATGTTTTCGTGATTGGCACCTCGACGCTCCTGCATCCCCAATGACGAGGAACGCCGCCGTTGTACGGTAGGTCCGTGCCTTCAAGCGGCTCGCCATCAAGATCGAACTCCGCGCCGTCATAGGCGATGCAGATCTCGGTCGTGTGGCTGTCCAGCGTGGAAACCTGCCGGATGCCGGTGATGATGTCGGAATTCTTGCGGAAGGTTTCCATGCGCGCCTCGGCTGCCACTTCCTGGATCGAGGTATGCACCAGGCCCCGCGCGTGGGTGCGGCTGATGTCCATCACGCCCGGATACCCTCGGCCGCCAGCGACACGCGCGACGATGTTCTCGTTCGTCTCGCCCTGGATGATCCCCTGGCGCACGGCGTTCGCGAAACGGAAAGCGGTATCCTGCGCCTGCCGCTCCCACCAGTCAGCCGACGGCGCCCCGAATATCAGGGCGTTGGTCGAAAGCCTTTCCATGAAGGTCGTGCTCGGCAGGCTCGCGGAGATGTTGGCGATGAAGTGATCCGAAAGCGACTCGATGATTTGGTTGACCTGCGCTCGGGCCGCGGCGCCCATTCCGGCCTGCGCCTCCCCGCTCACGCGCAGGTAGTACGAATCGATGACCTCGGATATCTGGGCGATCAGCGAATTGATGCGGGCCTTGTTGAAGGCGGTGAGGTTCTCCGTTGCGAGCCGCGCGATCAGTTCGCGCTCCAGGCGATTGAGCATCGTGATGACGCGCGCTCGGACTCCGGCCTCGAGCCGCAGTAGATCGAGCTGCGAGGCGAGCAGCTCATCAACGAGTGCTGCGCTTACGTCTGCCATAGTCCTCCGCTATTCGGCAGGGGCCGGTTCCCGTTCCCCAGGAAGCCGCGCGCCCGCGGGCGCTGGCGGGGGCGCGTCGGCGATCCTCTGTTCCTCCTGTTCGAAGGTCACATCGGGCTGGATGACTTCCCCTCGCTTCAAGTTGTCGAAGAGGGTTTCCTTGCTGTAGGCCCCTTGTTGCCAGCCGCTCACCTGCGCCAAGAGCATCTGCGCTGTCATCGGCGCCGGGTAGAAGTCGTCATTGAGTTCGTAGGCCACCGTCGACGTATCGCCACCACCCCACTCGGTGAACCATCGTAGCGCAATCGTGACTCCGAGCGATATCGCTTGGGCGCAGGCCCCGAGCATTGACTCCTCGCCCTTTCGCCTGATGCTCCCGGAGTCTGCCGCCTCGGGCGCCTTTTTCTGCGGCTCAAGCATTCTCGCGCCGAGCACGGCCATTCGCTGCTCTTTCCCGGCCAAGTTCTTTTCGAGCGCGCCCAGGCCCTGCCCGGTGAATTCCAGATATTGCACTTTCGCTTGCGGGTCAGAGAACGTCCACGCGCTCGGGCCGCCGATGTAGAGTTTGTCCGCTACGTTCTCCGGTCTGAAACCAGCGATCCATGCCTGCGGCAATCCCGCAAAGTGGCAACCGTGCTCGTAGTCGGCACTGGTGCGGTAGTGGCTCAGGTTCAGGTCCACCAGGTCGATGAGCGGCGGATCGTCCACCTCCGGGGTGACGTCGTCCGGCCCGATGAACACGAACGGGATGTAGTCGAGCGGCTTGCCGTTCATGAGCGGGTACGCTTCGCTCACCAGGATGTCGGTCTTTTTCTCTTTCCTGAAAACCCGCACGCGGTAGCGCGACACCGTCTTGCCCTCTTCGACGGAAGTCACGAGATCGAGCACGCGGTAGCGTAGCTCCGTCTTTTCAGTGAACTCGTCCTCGGGCTGGGAGTAATTCTCGGTGAGCACGACCAAGACGAGCACGGTCTTGTTGTTCACCCTGCCCAGGCGCCAGTTGATGATCTCCTCGGCCCAATAGCTCTGCATCGTCGGCCGCAGATTCTGCTCGAGCGCCTGCGCCATCGTGATGCCGGTCACCGCCACTTGCGGATAGTCCACGAGGACCCCGATGCGCCCGATCTTCAGCGCCTCCTCGCAAACGTCCTGCACGAAAAGGTTAAGCGGCACACCCGCCATCGTTATGTCGTCGAAGTACGCTTTTACGCCTTCGGGCGCCTCGACCTTGGGCGGGTGCATGAAGAGCATTCCCTTCAAGCCGCTGATCGTTCGCCAGGTCGCGTTGTAGAACGGCGTGCGCAGGAGATAGGCATTGTAGTCGTCCGCTACTTGGTCTTTCAGTTTCGGCAGGTAGGCCGTGCCGCCGGCGTGCACTGCGTCCTGCCCGCACGCAACGTCGCGGCAGCGCGTCCACTTTCCGATGTAGGCGCTGTACTGCGGGTGCTTGGCGTCGACGGGCACGATCTCGGGTCCTTACGCTCGCGGGCGGGCGATCTGCCCGTTGCGAAACATATTCCACCACGGGGTTTTCGGCTTCTGGATTCGCCCGGCGCTTTGCTGCGCGGTGAACGCACGCACCGCGTCCTTTGCCGATTCCATCATCCCGTACATCAGCATCCCGTTGGCGAGGTGATCGCTTTGTACCGAGAGGTGCCCGTTTTCGAACAGCTCGATGGTGATCCGGCAATTTACCTTCGGGCCGTCTTGCGGCTTGGGTTGATCCTCGGCCGGCACATCCGGCTTCGCGACCGGCGCGCCTTTCGCGTCAACGAGCTTCGATCCTACGTCTGCTCCGTTCATCATCACATTCCTCCGAGCTGCACTTTCACCATTCCCGGCCCGCTGACCGGGAATTCGCTTTCGCAGTAGTAACCCACGCCGTCCGACAAGTGCGTGAGGGCTGGCGTGGCCTTCTTGTCGATCTCACCGCTGCCACCCTTGAGGAGCGTCACGCCCTCGAAGTCCTTTACCACGTAGGGCGCCTTCGCCGGGTCCACCATCATGCGCACGTCTCCGGTCGCACTCTTGAGCCGCGAATTCACCGCGTTCACACGCGCGCGCTCCGGGGGGTTCGCAGCCTTCACGCGAAACGCAAGCCGGTCCTTGAACGCCGGCCGCAGTTCCTTTTCGATCAGCTCCCAATCGCTGCCCGACACCTTCGCCGTTCCGCGCGCCCCGCCCGTCGCATCCCCATAGCAGCGCACGGGCCCCTGATGCTTGCTCCAGATGGAAGGCGTCCCGTCCCGGTTGGCGAGGATCGCGCGGCACACCGCGGGCGTGTTGCTGTTCCTCGGGATATGCACCTCGCCGATGATCCCGGTCCCGGTTATTGGCTTGTTGAGCAGCACCGCGCCGCCTTGCGCATGCTCGTACTGCTTGGGGAGCGGCTGCTCCTGAGCGATTGCGCACACCCCAGGCTCGACGTTGAAATCGAACATCAGAAGCAGCACGCCCTTCGGGTCGTATTTGAGCGGCGCGCAGTGCATCGCAGCGGTGAATGGGTAGTACGCCCTCCCCTCGAAGTTGATGAACGAGGCTTCGTATTCCTGCTCGAAAACCAGTTGATCCAGGAATCGCTTGGCGCTCTCTATCTGCGCCGCGGGCAGTATGTCGCTGCTGAACCAGGTGAAGAATCCCCACTCTGGATCGACGCCGCTCTGCGCGTACTTCGACAGGTCGTAGTAGTGATTGCGGCCCTCGGGCACCCCGATCAAGTCGCACCAGCCGTTGCGATCCGCGAGCGCCGGATAGACGTTCTCGGGCCAAGCGTTCGGTTTCATATTTCCGAACTCGTCCAGGATCCCGCCGTCCCACGGCACGCCCTCGATTCGTTGCGGCTGATCCATGCCGACGACATGCAACTCGGCGCCGGTCACCATGTCGATGCGCAGCTCGGTTTCCATCGGCGGGCGCAGCATGTGCGCGCGTGGGATCATGCGCTTCAAGTCCTGCCAGAAAATCTTCTTCGCCTGATCTCGCGTGGGCGCACCGAAAAAGAACCTCGGATCGTCGTAGTCGCATTGGATCGTGTAGGCGCGCCTGATGGTCTTTCGTTTGGCGATCTCGGTTTTGAGACTCCGGCGCCCTGCCGGCACTACGTGGAATCGCTTGAGACTGTTGATCCACGCCTGCTGCTGGCCGTCGGGCTTGATGCGTAGAGGATCTACGCGCTTCGGAACGATCGAGGCAATTGCTGCCTCGACCGCGGCACTGCTCCGCGCGTACCTCATTCATCCCTAGCCCCGAGGCGCTTTTCGGCCCGGGCGCTTAAGCCTGCGCTTGCGCGGCGGCGATAGCTTGGTCGAGCGCGACCTTGGCGGCGTCGTCGGTGCCGCGGCAGACAGCCATTTCTTCCTCGGTCATATCGCGCCCCTCGGCGTGCACGGTGCGCAGGATGTTCGAGACCTGGTTTGCGGATTGCAGAAGGCTGACGGCGGCGCTGGTCATCGCCGCTACGCGGGTGAGCGCGATCGCGGCGGCGGCGCTGGTGAGTGCTGGCATTTCGTTACTCCTAGTGAAATTGGAAAAAAGGAAAG